TTGATCTATTCCAATTTGTCAATAGTAAAAATGCACAAAGATCGACCAAATCTTTGTGCATAATGCATATTGATTTTTAAGTTTTCAGACAATTCAACGAGTTTTCAAAGTTGTTCACACAACACGAAAAAACAGTGTCCGCGGTAGACGGACACCATTAGTCCGCCTAGCACGAACACTTGTTCGATGTGGATAACTCATACATGAACAAAAGTTCTGGTTGACAATTTTATATAGTAGGTTTAAAATGGATTATAGATAGGAATAGTCTATCAGAAAGAGAGGAAAATAAAATGGTAATCAATGTACACGCGGGTCATAACCCGCACGGAAAAGTAGCTTGCGGCGCTGTAGGTCTGATTTCAGAATCTTTGGAAAACAGACGTGTAAAAGATCTTGTGGTCGATGAACTACGGCGCATGGGTCACACCGTTTATGACTGTACAGTTGAAAACGGTCTTACACAGTCTGATGTGCTGACTAAGATTGTAAAGAAGTCAAATGAACACACGGTTGATTTTGATTTGTCAATACACTTTAACGCGTCAAGTTCTGCGGCGGCTAATGGGGCGGAAGTATGGGTGTATAACGATAAATCAAAAGCTGTGGATAAAGCTACCGACATTTTAAATGCAATTTGTTCGCTTGGTTTTAAGAATCGCGGAGTTAAAAAGTCAGAAAAGTTGTACTTTTTGCGTAAGACAAAAGCCCCTGCCGTCATTATCGAATGTTGCTTTGTAAGCTCTGAAAAAGATGTATCGTTATACAACGTTGAGGAAATGGCGGCGGCTATTGTTTACGGGATCACTGGTACAAGGTGCATTGGTACGGACGAATCGAAAAAAACATTGCAGAAAGATGAAGAGGACGTTTCAGAAGTTATAGGTGCCGGCAAGATCTACCGTGTCTGCGTATTAGATCAGAAAGGCGCTTTTCACAATGCGCAAAATGCCGCAAATTTGAAAGCCGCACTTGAGAAAAGCGGTTATAATGTACTGATTACAGAATCATAAGGAGAAAAATGAACAAAAAGAAAATTATTGCAATAGCTAAAAAAGTATGTGAAAAATGGTACGGTGTCCTTGTGGACACCGTAGCAATGTATAGTGATGGTTCGAGCGCTATAGTATTTGCCGTCGACACAGAAGTTACAGTACAATTTGTAACAGTAGAGGTAAACAAAAAAGAGAATGTAAACGACATTATAGAGAGAGCTAATACACGCATAGCATTTACTATATGCGCGGAAAGGATAAAGCATGTATAGCAAAGAATATCTTTTATCTTTGCGTGGAAAAGAGCGGCGCGACATGTATAAAAAGTTAGTGCCGCTTGCTAACAAGCAAAGAGACCGCATTATAAAAGCGGGATATAAGAAAGAAAGCGTGCTGAATGTGCTAGGTAAAATGGATGAATGGAAATCAGATAAGTACAATCAGCGCGCTTATATGAAGCTTGTGCGATTTGTGACAGCAAGAAGTCACACATTGACAGGGATAAAAGAGATAAGGCAAGAGCGAACACAAGCACTTAGAAACTTAGGAATATCAGAAGAGTTGTTAAACGATCAAGATTTCTACGCTTTTTTACACTCTCAAGAGTATAAAAGCTTAAAAATGCGCAATCCATCAGAAGACATTATTGAAATATATGATTTGCTATACAAAGAGGGTAAATCAGCGAACGAAATAAAGTTAGAACTAGAGGAATATAGCTCGGCAATGCATACATATGTAAAAGGTAGAAGCTTATGGTAATAAAAACATTCTATACGAAAAACGAGAAAGAATATACAAAAAATGAAACAGTTTACACAGTATACGATTATCCATATAACGTAATAAATTGGAATTATACTACAGTTAGAAAAAAAGGTAAAAGAGCTATTGCTTATATAGATAGCCCTGCAACATTTGATATAGAATCTACAACAATAAACAGTGAAAAACCCTATGCATTTATGTATCATTGGCAGTTTTGTTACAAAGGGAATGTTTGTTTTGGTAGACGGTGGGAAGAATTTACTAAGTTTTTAAGTAAACTAGGAGAATACCTAGAATTATCAGCTGCAAAGCAATTAGTTATTTATGTCCATAATTTAGCTTATGAATTTATGTTTGTAAAGGATTTTTTATATATAGAATCACTTTTTGCGCGTGAATCGCACAAGGTCATCAAATTCAACGCCTGTTTAAAGTCAGATTATTTAAAAACAATAAACAAATTGAATGTTTCACGTGAAACATTTCCGCATTTTGAATTTAGGTGCAGTTATTTTTTATCAAACATGAGTTTATCAAAATTTTGTGAAAACTCAAAATTTTGTGTACATTATAAGCTACAAGATAGATATGATTATAAAAAAGTGCGCACGCCGGATACACCGCAAACTGAAACAGAGTTAGCATATGATTATAACGATGTAAAAGGACTTGAGGAATGTATACTGTCAAAAATGGATGATTACAATGACACACTAGCAACAATACCTCTAACATCGACCGGATACGTGCGCCGTGAAATGCGCAAAGCTTGCAGAGAGGACAAACATTATAGGGAATTATTTGAAAGTCTCATGCCTACGCCGGAAGTATATACATTATTACGAAAAGTTTTTCGCGGCGGAAATACACATGCAAGTAGATACTACGCGGATGCAATAGTTGAGAATGTCTACAGTATGGATAGAGTGTCAAGTTATCCATCATGCATATGCTCGGACTTATACCCTATGACACCGTTTATAGAGTATGTACCAAAAAACTTTACACAATTATTATCTGATTGTAACAAAAAACAAAACGCTATCATTATGCAAGTAACGTTTAAATCTATAACAGTACATGATGATGTGACAGTGCCTTATATTGATTTTGCACACTGTACAGCATTTAGCAAGGAATACATAAATGACAACGGGCGCGTGCTATCGGCTGATTGGGCAACGTATGCTTGCACAGAACTAGACTTTATCATTATTTGCAATCAATATCATTTTGAAGGTATAGAGTGGCTATGCGGATATATGGCGAAAAAAGACTATCTGCCTGCACCAATAGTAAGCACTATGTTAGAGTTTTACGACAAAAAAACACAGCTTAAGGACGTAAAAGGAAAAGAATATGAGTATATGAAAAGTAAAAACAGCTTAAATTCTGTTTTTGGTACAATGGTTACAGATATATGTCATGATGAAATAGTTTACAATAATGGCGAATGGTCTAAAGTTACACTAGATTTAATAGAATCAATAGCACAGTATTCTACATCAAAAAATTCATTTTTACTTTATCAATGGGGTGTTTATATTACTGCAAATGCGCGTTGGGAGTTGCAAAAAATGATTGATGCTGTTGGGTGGGATTTTGTCTACGCCGACACTGACAGCGTAAAATTCGTAGGAAAACAGCATTTACAAAGCTTTAAAGACCGGAATGATTACTTATTAGCAAAAAAACAACGTTATCGCAATTATGCAGATCGCCAAAATGAAGATGGTACTGCAACGCGTTTTTATTTAGGGATATGGGATGACGACGGTAATTATAAAAAATTTAAGACGCTAGGTGCAAAAAAGTACGCATACATAGATAGCAAAGATAACAAGTTACATGTTACTGTATCTGGTCTATCAAAGCAAAAAGGTGCGGCAGAGTTAGAGCGCGGAAACGGCATAGCTGATTTTAAAATTGGAAAGGTTTTTACTGATTCTGGACGCACCGTGTCTTATTTTAATGAATCGAACATACATTCGATAACAATAACAGATTATATAGGTAAAGAATCAACATTTACAACAGCGTCAAATATAGCTATAGTAGATACATCTTACACTTTAGGCATTACAGACGAGTATTCAGAAATCATAGGAAAAAATTTTATAGATAATTGCGAATAAATGCGTGACATATAATTTATTAGTAGGACTTGGATTATCAACCCAAGAAGTTATAGATGCTAACCTTGAGATAAAAGAAACAATTCTAAATTGTTTAAAAGAAAATTTAAAAATTTAGAAAAAACTTCTTGACATTTCCGGCAATAAGCGTATAATAGATAATGTAAGGAACATATAAACAACGCAACAAAACAGAAAGTGAGGAAAACAAAAATGACATTATTTGATTTATTCGCAGCGAACGCAGAATGGGATACAAACACAGAATTAACTATTAGCTACAATCATTTAGGCGATACTAAATGGGATTCTGGACAGGCGTTAGACATAATTTATAAATATGAAAAATTTGAGGTTTTAAGTTTTTATAAAAACTCATTATTTTTAAGAGAACAAGAATAGCTGAAACGCCCTAATGGGCGTAACGTACAAGGTCTGCAAAACAAGAGGAGAAAAACAAAATGAATTTTTATAATTTATACATGTTAAATAGCGGTTGGACACCATATTCAAATATAGACATTGCGTATCTACATGATGGAAAAGTAGTTCGTGATTCTGGTTCGGCAATAGATATGATTTCTAAATACCATAATTTCAGAGTAGTCGCTTTTATAATGGACAATGTAACTTTAGAAGAAGTAACTGAAACGCCATAACGGAGTACGAATTTATATTATTTTAAAATTAGAAAAAAACTTCTTGACATTTCCACCAATAAGCGTATAATAAATAATGTAAGGAACATACAAAACAACAAAGCAATTAAAACAAGAAAGAGAGGAATCCACAATGACAAAGGCAGAGAAAGACATCTACAATTTTACAAAAAGGCACATGAAAGAAAATAATATAAGCCCGTTTGGCGCTTCAATATTTCACTATATTGGTGGTGCATTTCCAAAAGCCAAAATGGAAAATGTATTGAATGTTGTCAATCAGTTAAAGGACGATGAATTAGAATCAAATAAACAATATCTTATACGCTTAATGAGTTTTTAAAGAAAGTGAGGAAACAAAATGGTAAGAATAACAGAAAATACGCAGCATAATTTAATGAGAGCGGCAGAGAGATGCAGTAACTACTATAAAAACACAACTCACACTTATATCTTTAAAGTAATATACCGTGATACGGATAATACTTTTGTCTTTCACGTCACAAGAATTTCTAACAAAGATCTCGGGCGTCTGGTAGAGCCGGAATCGGTTGGATATATTAAATTATATTTTGAGAATAATACCAAAAAGACCGAATTTTTCAGATAAAGCCGAAACGGGAGAAACATTCTCCCGTCACTGAAAAGATAGCAACTTACAGTCTGACGATGGCAAGCTATAACAAGCTACGCAGTTTCGCTACATTATACAAAGAAAGAGAGGAAAGCAAAAATGGAAAAGGTAATTTCCAGAACTATCCCAACAAAAGTAGTATACCAGATTATGACGGTATCGCCAACAGACGGCATTAAAATGGGAGACCTTGTAGAATGGGATCATGAGATTACCACAGCGGCGGAGAGAGACGAGATTTTAGAGTCTTTCGGTATTGCAAAGGGTAATCTGATTGAGGTTGACCGGAAAGAGGAAACCCGCTTCATGCCGTTGTCTACGTTCATCGAAAATTCGATGACAGCAGAAGAGTACGACGCTTACAAAGCGTCAAAGAAGTAGAGATCTTAGCAAGCAACATTTTAAAATGTTTCACGTGAAACATGCTTGCACCATTATTCAGCATTAAATCTAATCAGAGAAAAGGAGAAAAAATTATGTTATACGCAACAGGTAAGGTTTATTCCACATTTTCAAACGATGGCAAGTTTTCCATCATGGTAGAGATCACAGATGAAGCTGCGGCGGAGCTGATCGAAAAAGCGGGTCTGAACACCGAGATTGACTGCCCAATTAAGACGTCCGATGACGGCACAAAGCTTGTAAAGGCACATACCCAGTTCGACTTCCCGATCTATCTTGATGGTGTCGAGCAGAAACCGGACGACGAGACAGCAATTAAGGCGGAAGAGATCGGTGCTGATTCTGAAGTAGAAATTGCGTTTAAGGTTGTTGAGGGCAAGTACAAGGGAAAGAAGTACCAGAGCGCATACCTCAAGGGAATTGACATTTCCAAGCTTGTTCCCGCAGAACCGTACAACCCGTTTAATCGGTAAGATCGGCGTGCAATGCCATTCACGGCATTGCACGGCGTAAGAATGGCATTTATGGCATGTACGGCAAAACCGGCATGAAGCGGCATGGCTTGCCGTGCATGGCATAAAACATAATTTTATATGGTACTATTGCACACACTTCAATTACTAAATTCCTTACAAAATGTCCTATGTCCGAGTAATTGGAGTGTGTGGAGTAGTACCGGATTGGTTTTTGTGGGCGTAAACCGACGGGGAAAACCGTGCCCCGCGCCGTGGTTGGTGCGAGCCGATACCGCGAAACTCTAAAACTATCAACGCGGCGGTAATTCTGTTAATTGCTACCGCCGCAGAAAAAGAGGAGAAAAAAATGAGTATTGTAATTGTATTGCTGTTTATTGTGCTTGATTTTATCACGGGAATTGTTATGGCAGTTAAAAACAGTAATTTTAACAGCAGTGTGATGCGTGACGGACTTTTTAACAAGTTCGGTGAAATCGTCATTGTGGCTGTTGGGTTTTTGATTGACTACGGACAGAGTTTTCTTGACATGGGTTTTAGCGTTCCGGTGCTTGAGAGTATTTGTGTATATATTATTTTGATGGAAATCGGCAGTATTTTGGAAAATGTCAGCCGGATAAATAAAAACTTAGTGCCGGAAAAGATTAGAGAAATCTTGGAGAAAGCACCGAAAAAATAAGAAGTGTTTCACGTGAAACATTTCTAGGGACTATCGTCTAACGGTAGGACAACGGATTTTGATTTCCGTCAATGCGGGTTGATTCCCGCTAGCCCAGTTTAAGGAGGAAGCGTAATGGCTTTTTATAATCTTGATAGTATAAAAAATGTCAAAGACTTAGATAACGATGAACCGATTTTGAGAATGATTATCGGAAATCGTAGTGCCGGAAAGACTACAGCGCTTTTGATTGAATCTTTAAAAAATGTGCAGAATGATAAGCAAGTTGTTTTTTTATACAGAACACAGGATGAAATATCGAGCAGTGGAAAAATGTATGAAGATGTACTGGACATTTACCCCGAGTATGGAAAAGTTGTGACTAATAAAAGCATCGTAAAAGGCTTGATAAGTGCAATGATGCTACATGATAAAGATGATAACGTTGTGTTACTTGGATATGCGGTATATTTTAACAATACCGATAAACTCAAAAAGTACAGCCCAATGTTTAAAGACGTTAGTTTGATTGTTTTTGATGAATTTGTGCTTGAAAATAATGGATATTTAAAAAATGAGATAACAAAGTTTGAAAGTACGTTGAGAACGATCTGTAGAGGTAAAGGGAAACAGGTACGAGAAGTACCAACTTATTTAATGGCAAATTATGTAACACTTTTAAATCCGTATTTTATATATTTTGGAATACACAAAAGGCTAAGGGATAACACTAATTTTTTGCGTGGTCATGGATGGGTTGCACAATTTGTTATTAACAAAGATGCGCAAAACGCAATGAATGAAAGCAAATTTGCAAAAGTGTTTAAAAATAGTCAGTATCAGAAGAGTAGCGCAGATGGCGTGTATTTATGTGATGCAAGCGCTTTTGTAGAAACTGTTAGCGGAAACAGCCGTTATATATTTACGCTTGTTTGCGGTAAAGATAACTATGCAGTAAGAGAGTACCCAGAAAAAGGTATTGTGTATATTGACAGATCTGTAGACCAGAGTTGTAAATATCGCTTTACGTTTGACGCGAGCAGTCATAATGCAGACACTTTGATGTTGAGTAGTCAGAGTTTTATCTATGACTATCTTAAACGGTCTTATGACTTGGGATTGTTGAGATTTAAAGATCTGAAATGTAAAGATATTGTGCTTGATATACTTAGTGTGAGGTTGATGTGATGGGTAGACGATCTGATTATCGTGATTATGGTTACACTAGAGCAGTTTGGAACGGCTTATATAATTTAATCAGCAACGAAATAGGCTTAGCTGCGTTGCTTGGTAACTTATGGGCGGAGAGTGGAATTGTGCCTTATAGGTGCGAAAACGATAATAATAGTACAAATTTTTTTAATAGAAGCCGTATTTATACTAACAGTGTAGATAATGGTACTGTAACACGCGAGCAGTTTATAAATAGCGGTTTAGACGGAGATACAGTGCATAAGGGTTATGGGTTGGCACAATGGACATACTACACGCGTAAGACAGGTTATTATGATGCATGGAAAAGCGGTGGATATAGTAGTATAGGTAGCATTGATTTAGCGCTTTATTATTTAAGGTACGAACTAGAAACATCATTCTCGAGCACTCTTGAGGTTTTACGAAATGCTACAGATATGCGCACAGCGAGCACATATGTGCTTAAAAACTTTGAAAATCCAACCTTGCAGGGGCAAGATGTCCAAGATTATCGTTTTGCTTGTAGTATGGATGTTTACGACGATATGCATGGTAACTTGCCGCCGGAAATAAAAGTGTTGACAATAGACCCTATTAGTGCTAGTATAGTAGATGGGGAAAGTATTAGAATTACTGTTAATGCTAACTCGGAATGGACTTATAATATCGGTCAGTATCTAACAGCAACAAAAGAAACTAATGCTTTGATTATTAGCGGCAATGCAAACGGTGCGCAAGTTACAAGTGTTGTAAGTTTTTGGTTAGTTGAAGATCAGAGCATTACAGCGCAATGCCAGATTGGTATAAACAGACCCGCGCCGCCCGCGCCGGAGATTAACGTTACCCCCTACAGCCAACAAGCAAACGTTGGTACTGTTGTTAGATTTAATGTAAGATCAATTTATGATTGGGGAGTTAGCGTACCAAACGGAGCGGAACTTGTTAAAAAAGAAAGAGGTTATTGTTATATTAAAGTAAATGTTACAGCATTGCGGCGTGTAATTATTCGTTTTTTTGTATTAAGTGATACAAATATCTACCAAGAATGTACAATCAATATATCTGGTGTAGCGCCTATTCCAAGCGCTAGAAAAACACCATTTATATATTATTTAAAACCATTTTTAGGGAAAGGTAGGTAGAAGAATGACAGCAGACGAAGCTTTAAAAGCGATCTTGGGAAAGATCGAAGCGCCGGAAGAATTGGACGAAGAAATCAATGTGATTACAGAATCTATCAGAAGCGGCGCAAATGTAACAGACGACGGCTACAAAGAACGCTATGAGGGCTTGCGCGAAAAGTACATTGCGCGTTTTGGCGAGATGTTAGCCGGACAGGAAACACCGCGAACGGACATTGAAGAGCCGAAAGCAGATGTAAGTGTGATCGAAGATGTGACGCCGGAAATGCTTGATTTTGATGGCAGTACAGAGTAAGAGAGGAGAAAGAAATGGGTAATAAAGTACCGGCTACAAACGTAGCCATTTTGAACGCAGTGCGATCAATGCAGAGCTTGGAATATCAAAACAGAATTCCAGAAGCGACAGCAGAGAATATCTCAAGTATCTATGAGAGTTTGTTGAACATTGTTCCGTTGCGTAACGCGTTTGCTAATGCATTGGTTGAACAGATTATGGAACAGAGAATCGAAACCGTATTTTTTGAGAATCCGCTCGGAGTGCTTAAGAGAAACCCTATGCAGTACGGTGGCACGGAAGAAGAGATTTTTATCAACATGGCAAAAGGCAAGCAGTTTAACCAGTTTGCGACCGTTGCAGAACTGTATGCCTATTATCAGTCAAGCGTTATGGCGGCTTACCACAAAATTACGCCCGCTATCCAGTACGCGGTTACAGTTACTTTTGACAACTTGCGTACAGCGTTTAGATCAGAGTATGGTGTGCGCGATCTGATTAACGCAAAAGTACAATCACTTTTTGCGGCGGCGAACTGGGATGAATATTTATGCATGAAACGGTTGATCGAGAGTGCGAGCGCGTCAGATCAGCTTTACGCGGTTAATGTTGCAGACCCTACAGCGAGCGCAGAAAACGCTAAAAAACTGACAAAGCTTGTAAAAACTTACATCGGACAGATGAAATTTCCCCATCCAGAGTACAACATTGCCGGAGCAGACAGTTGCGCAAACGATCAGACGATCTTTTACATTACAACACCGGAGATCGACGCAGAGTTAGATGTTGAAGTACTTGCTACAGCGTTTAATATGGACAAGGTTGACATTACTGTTCGTAAAATTATCATTGACAAGTTTGACGACCCGAATATTAAACTTGCGTTATTCGATATGCGATTCTTCAACGTACGCGAGAACTTCCGGACACTGACGGATTCGAGAAATGGTGCGGCTTTAACTTGGAATTACTTTTACACAATGAGTGAAATGTTTTCCTATTCTCCGTTTTTCCCATGCATTGTTTTTACTACGGACACTGTCGGTCTTACAACCGTTAGCGTTACGGACACTGCCGGAAACGTGGGAACTGATGTAGAAGTTACAGCGTTAGTAACAGGAGACAGCCAGTACACGCCGCAGATGCTTGATTTTGATGTTGAGGGCGCTACGAGCCAGTATACAAGTTTTATTCCGGGGTCTAATATCTTGCATATTGCTAATGACGAGAAAGCGGCAACGATTACCGTTAAAGCTACTTCGCGGTACAAGACTACAGTAAGCGGTACGGGAACTGTCACAGTTAATCACTAGATCAACAAGGGGGGCGTGATGCTCCCCTAGAAATGAGGTTAGCATGGAAAATATGATTCCAATGCCAATGCAAAAAAATGTAGATGGAATTGCACCTATTGCACAAGTGAGGATATGCCGCGGTATTCCGTGGGATTCATCTTATAATCATGTACGACTTTTTAACAGCCGAGAAGAACTTTTCGCATATGTTGATAGCAAGGCAATATATAGCACTGACAATGCCGCGCCAGTTAAAAGAGGTTATGCGGACTTTGCCGCGCCTGTCAATGAGTTGTACGCAGACAGCGCTAACTATATCGCATTTAAAAATGTAGGATATATGGATGACTGGGCGTATGGCTTTATAACAAATGTCGAACCAATGTCTGTTAATTCATGCCGCGTGCATTTTATTATGGACGTATGGACAAATTGCCAATTTGATATGGTGCTTAATAAGTGTTATATAGAGCGGCAAATTGTGAAAAAGTCTGATGATGTTATAGGCAAGTACACTTTCCCAGAGGGCTTAGAAACGGGCGAATATATTGTTAAACAGGAGACAGAACAGAATTATGACGCACCGGAACTAAGTGATCGAAACATTATGAGCGTTGTTATCCCTAGCGCTTTTGACGAGAGCGGAAATTTTAACGGCGGAGAATTTAGAGACGGTGTTTATACCGCTATTACATTTAATGTTTTTAACAATGGAGACGGTGTAAACGAGTTTTTAATTGCCGCTAATGCAAACGGTACTATTGATGGGATTCTGAACGCGTTTATGATGCCGACAAGCTTTATTGCCGAAGAAACACAATTTAAGCAGTTAAATTTACCTAAAAAATATGACAGTATTGATGGGTATGTACCAAAAAATAAAAAGTTATTTTGTTATCCGTATAATTTTTTATATGGCAATAATAACAACGGAGTAGGGATTGAGTACAGATACGAATTTTTTGCAAGTAGCGCTTGTAGTTTTACTTATACTGTAGCAATGACACCCAACCCTCTGCTTGTGTCTTATCCTATACAGTACAAAGGATTCGCGCAAGATTATACTGATATGCTGACATTTTCTGACTATCCAAAATGCGCAATTATGACTGACGCATACAAAGCATATATTGCACAGATGACAAGCACAGCCGGAGCTAGTGCCTTAATGAGTAGCGGTAGCATTGTATCGCATGGTGTTGATACTGCCGCCGGAGTTTTTAGCGGAGTGGGAAAAGCATTATCCGGTGCGGGGTTTGGATTTTTAGGTGCGGCGGCAAGTGGAGCGGGAAGCGCCATAGCAACAGGAAGGCAAGCTGCGAGTGATGCTTTTAAGTCTAGCCCACTCGCGACACTTAGTAGCACTGATTGGTCAGAAGTCATTGGAAACGGTATAAAATCGGTAGTTAATCATTTTTTACAACCAAGCGGAAATGTAACTACTTCTAGCGGCAATGCTAGTAAGATTATCGGTAACGATCACATCAGCTATTATCCTATGCAAATTCGCGCAGAGTATGCGCGCAAAATTGACGACTATTTTACAATGTTTGGGTACAAGATTGGAGAGATCGGACAACCCGCAATCAACAATAGATCGGCATGGGATTTTGTCAAAACACGTAATTGTACGATCAGCGGTAACATTGACCTTGATTACCTTGTTGTTTTACGATCAATATTTGATCGCGGTGTGACAATATGGCACACCAACGACATTGGAAACTATGGCTTGTCGAATAATTGAGAAGGAGTGTAAGAATGAAAAATCAATCGAAAGACGCAGAATATTTCAGCGTGCCGCAGTATCGCAATTATTATATACGATATTTTAATATGCTACACGAAATGATTGTGAACCGCTTTGAGTGGCTAGGACTGCCGGACGAAATTCCGCCGAGAGTAATTGAAGATTATCTTTTTTGGTGGGGACAAGCAGTGTTTTTTGAGGATGATGTGCTTGAAAAATATGCTGTGATGAAAACCAATATGGGCGGAACTGTAGATATTTACGGCGTACCGAACATGCGTTTTGCATATGCGCAACAGTATTTTAAAACTCTTAATAAAGCAAACAGCGTTATTGTTTGGGATAGTGCCATTGGTTATCCTAGCGTAGATTATGTACAGATGTATGCGGAGAGTTTGGCTAATATGAGAATGACAAGAAATTTAAACATTTACGCACAAAGAACACCTGTTATTATTGCAGGTAGCGATAACCAGAGATTAAGCACAAAAAACCTTTTTAAACAGTATAATGACTTTGTACCTTTTATTTCTGTCAGAGACGGCGTAAGCAACATTGACAATATAAAAGTGCTCAACCTAAACCCACCGAACGTTTTCGGCGACATAACAACAGCAATGCGGCAAGAAATTGCTGACTTTTGCATACAGTTTGGTATAAATAACATTGACGGCACAAAAAAAGAGCGTTTAATTACGAGCGAAATTGAACAAGATGCAGATTTGACGCTCATTAACCGCCAATCATTTCTCGGAGTGCGCAAGCGTGCTTGTGAACAGATTAACCGCCTTTTTGGGCTTAGTGTTGATGTGCGCTACATCGGCAGCGGACTTGGCGTTGAGAGAAAAGAAAACCTTGAGAGAGGGGGCGGAGAAAATGGCGACATATACAACCAGTATTAGAGACTACATCGAAAGCTTTACGGACTGGAAAGACATAAACGCTACTACTTATGACAAGATCGAAAAAGGTATACCAAAGCTTTTTGACTTTACGTTCCCGTGGTACAATGATGACGAATCCAGTAAAACAGAGTTTGAACGTATGTTTGTAATACACTTTTACATGTGTGAGATCGGTTTTGAAACGATTGGTCTTTTTAAGCTTAAACTTAATGATACATTAAGGCGCAACATGCCTAGATACAAAGCAATGTATGACAGTAATTTAAGCGTGGCGCAAATTTTAGAAAATACAAATATGACGTTTGACGATACTGACACAAGCAACGGAAACAACACGTCAGAAGCAGACAGAACCATGAACGACACTAACAATAGTAGCGCTAATGATCAACGTATTAACAGTGATAACCCACAAGTTAATTTTTCCGGTGCGGACTATGCGTCCGGCATGACTAGAGGTCAAAGCACAGGAGAGGACAGCCGCGCAGTTAGTGAGAAAAACACAGGTAAGAGTAATACATCAGTTGTAGACACTAGCCATCGGACAGAAAAAGGATGGCGTGGCAGTAAAATGAACGAACTTATTATGTACCGCGAGCACATTGTAAACGTTAATAATGCGATTATTGCAGATTGTGAGGAATTGTTTATGTCAATTTTTGATGATTTTTCCGAGCATGGCAATGATTTTAATATGGCGGCATACGGAAACCGCGGAAACTTAGGCTTATCTATTGATTGGATGCGATAGAAAGGAGAAAGAAATGGCGAACAAAATTAACCCGTTTGACCCTAACGTTAATTCCGGTCTGTACAACGTACACTTTCCTGACTTTGCGTTTTGGTTGCAAAAAACTCAACCACTTGTTTATAATGATGCGCTCTCGTATTATGAGGTATTATGCCGGATTAGCGCAATGCTTAATCAGCTTATTAAACAGGTAAACGATCTTACAGACGCACAAAAGCAATTTATTAAAGACGCAACAGACCTTTTAAACAAGATTATAAACGAATGGAACTCTATTGTCGATCAATGGAATAACATTGTGACAGAATGGAATAACATTGTGACAGAATGGAACTCTATTGTCGATCAATGGAATAACATTGTGACAGAATGGAATGGCATGAAAACCACGTGGGCGCAATGGTCTGCTACTTGGGCGCAGTGGGTGTCTACTTTTGCGCAGTGGACGGAAACTTTTAACAACATGGTGCAAAATAACAACCAGTTCCAAACAGATATTACAAATCAGTTCAACTCATATAAAGAAGAAATTAACAATATTATCAGCAACTTTGAGAATGAAGTGAATGAAAAAATCAAAGATTTTGTAACCGTAGGAATTTTGGAGCACGTTGTAACTTATGGCGGTATCTGGGAGCAGGTTGTGACGTTAGAAGCGGGTGCAAGCACTAGAATATTACTGCCGGAAAGTATGCAAAAAGATGGATTGTACTTTCTTGCAAACGCGAGCATTGACTGTGAGGGAATCATTGTTAATGTAGATAAGTGGACGGTCGTGGCTTACAACGCAAGCGCGCAAACGAGAAACCCAAACTTACAAGTGTATGCGCTTGGAGAGTTTGGCATATTAAGTCAATAGGGAGGAGTATAACATGTATAAAAAAGATTACCACCCAGACGAAAACATTGTTTTCAAAACAAAAAATTACGGATTCGATGCACCGAAAAGCACACCTTTAGAGCCGTTGAGTAATGCACTTGTACAGATTGACGCGGCGCTAAAAAAAGAAGAAACTGACAGGATTGTAGAAGACGTAAGTATCCACGCGGCGCTAAAAAAAGAAGAAACTGACAGGATTGTAGAAGACGTAAGTACCCACGCGCGCATTGATACGGAAATTGCAATTAGAGAAAGCGCGGATGAAGCTATACGATCTATGCTAAAGAACTACTATGTACAAAACATTACACCATTTGCCGGATACTATGGAGCATACAAAAACTTTATAATACAATTTATACAAATTAAAAACACGGTAAATTTTACATTAACAATAAACTGCAAGGGTACATTTGACATCGAGTTAGCAGATTTATTTATAAAAGGTTCTATTTACCAGCGTACTCCCAGTAATACACTTATAGCTACTGATTATGGTGATGCACAAGAGAGAGCAGAGATTAGAATATATCCAAACTCTACTGCTATCCAAGTAAAAACAACGGCTACTACCATTAAGCCATTTTGCTTAAACGGCACATTGACGCTAAACGCCTATTGAGTTATCCACATCGAACAAGTGTTCGTTCTAGACGGACTAATGGTGTCCGTCTAACGCGGACACTATTTTTATTCATGTGTAAGTTATCCACATCGAACAAGTGTTCGTGCTAGGCGGACTAATGGTGTCCGTCTACCGCGGACACTGTTTTTTCGTGTTATGTGAACAACTTTGAAAACTCGTTGAATTGTCTGAAAACTTAAAAATCAATATGCATTATGCACAAAGATTTGGTCGATCTTTGTGCATTTTTACTATTGACAAATTGGAATAGATCAA